GATATAATAAACGTGTCCATTCGGAAATAGATCCTCTGATAACAATGCAATATGTTCATTGTATTTGGTCAGAGCAATCTCATTCATAATTAACTGGTCATCGTTAGTTTCATCTGCTCCACACTCGGCAACTAACTGACGACATTCTGGTTTTTCATTAAATACCATGAATCCAGTGCAAATTGTAGAACCAGGTGCATCAGTCTGAAACAACACTTCTTCATGTCCTGTAAGAATTTCTACTGGATTCTCTTTGAATACAATATCGGTATCAACCCACATCAGATTTGGATGTTCTTTATGAACATGATCAATAATCTTCCACTTGTGTCTGACAATATCTCTGAATCCACTATTTGAATCAAACGTCCAGTCTTGATAATCCTTTAAATCTTGATTCATATAAAGAAATGCACCTGCATATCCTTTAAGAAGAAGTAATTTATATACTTCTTCATCCATACATGCAATGATAAAATCATCCATAGTAATGCCCACTTTTTCAGCAGACTTTAACATATTCAAACAAATATCGAGACAACCTAAGTTTAAAAATGTAAGAAATTTCACTGCAATTTATACCATTGATAAGTTTGTTCAATACCTTTACGAAGACCAATTTTTGGTTCCCATCCAAGTGCTTTAATCTTATCAACGTTCAAAACTTTACGAGGAGTGCCATTTGGTTTCGCTGTGTCCCACTCAATGTCTCCAGGAAAACGAACAACATCAGAAATTATATGTGCCAGTTCTTTAATTGTTACATCCTCACCAGTTCCAACATTAATATGTTCTACTTCATCATAGTTCTGCATACAGACATAACACGCCTCAGCGAGATCATCAACGTACAGAAACTCTCTCATAGCAGAGCCATCACCCCAGAGTTTCACATTACCATACCAAGGTCCACCCATATCAATTGTATATCCATTCTCCTTCATATAATGAAACTTAGCAATCATCGCAGGAAGAACGTGTGACGTTTCCAGATCAAAGTTATCATTAGGGCCATAAAGGTTCGTAGGCATCAAGGAGATGGCGTTGAAACCGTGCTGCTGACGATATGCTTGACACATCATAATGCCAGCAATTTTAGCAATTGCATAGGCATCATTAGTTGGTTCTAGAGCACCAGTCATCAACTGATCTTCTGTAATTGGTTGAGTTGCAAACTTAGGATAAATGCAAGAAGAGCCAAGAAACAGAAGTTTCTTTACCCCCCAACGATAAGCAGAATCAATAATATTCGTCTGAATACGGAGATTCTCAGTCAAGAAATCTGCTTTATAGTTATTGTTTGCCATAATACCACCAACCTTGGCAGCGGCAACAAAAACATATTCTGGTTTATGCTGTCTAAAAAAAGTATTAGTTGCTTCTTGATCTGTGAAGTCTGCTGTCTGACGAGTTCCTTTAATGATATTGGTATAACCTTTGCTCTCAAGGTTTCTGATTATTGCCGATCCAACCATCCCATTGGCGCCTGCAACTAATACTTTAGAATCAAATTTCATTTTCACACATACCTTTAATCAATTGTTCAAAAGAGATCTTAGGACTCCATCCAAGATTTTGTTTTGCTTTGGTAGAATCTCCTAAAAGTGTTTCAACCTCAGCAGGTCGAAAATATTTAGGATTGATGATAACACGGACAATTCCAGTATTTTTATCAATTCCAACTTCATCAAGACCTTCACCTTCCCACCGAATATTCATTCCAAAATAAGGTGCAACCTTTTCCACAAACTCACGAACAGAATACTGTTCTCCAGTAGCAATTACATAATCTTCTGGAACATCTTGCTGAAGCATTAACCACATTGCTTCTACAAAGTCCTTAGCGTGTCCCCAGTCACGTTTTGCATTGAGATTACCCAATTGAAGTACTGTTTGCTTTCCTTTTGACATCTCACGAAAAGCATTGGTAATCTTTTTGGTTACGAAGGTATCTCCACGACGAGGAGATTCATGATTAAAAAGAATTCCAGTACAAGCATACATCCCATAGGACTCACGATAGTTCTTTGTAATCCAGTATCCATAAACCTTTGCGCATCCATATGGTGAACGAGGATGAAATGGAGTAGTTTCTTTTTGAGGAATCTCCTGAACTTTACCAAACATCTCCGATGTAGATGCTTGATATATTCTTGTTTTCTCTTCCATTCCTAGAAGACGAACTGCTTCAAGAATACGAAGAGTTCCTAATCCATCAACCATACCAGTGTATTCTGGCATCTCAAATGACACCTTTACATGACTTTGAGCACCAAGATTATAAATCTCATCAGGTTGAACTTGCTGAATGACTCTTACAAGGTTTGTAGAATCAGTTAGATCTCCATAATGAAGTTTAATTTTATCGTAAATATGGTCAATGCGATTAGTATTGATTAAGGAAGATCTACGAACAATACCATGCACATCATATCCCTTTTCTAAAAGAAGTTCGGCAAGATATGATCCATCTTGACCAGTTATTCCAGTAATTAATGCAACTTTCATTTTGTAAATAATAAATTTTCAACAACAATAAAATCTAATTCTGTATTTTCTAATACATAAAATGCATCTTCAACTGTAGTTAGTATAGGTTTTCCCCTAATATTAAAAGAAGTATTCATAATCATAGCAGGATATTGTCTATTAGACAACTCTGTTAGGATTTCATAAAACAAAGAATGCTGTTCTTTAGTTACTGTTTGAAGTCTTGCTGTTCCATCCTCGTGAGTAATTGAAGGAAATACATTTTTATATTCTTCTTTTACTGTTGGAGCAAAACTCATATACTCTGATGGATATGCATTATCAAAATATAAATCTTTATCTTCTTCTCTACAAACTGGTGCAAAGGGTCTAAACCATTCTCTAAATTTCACTTTAGAATTGATAATATCTTTCATATCTGGAATAGAAGGATCACAAATAATACTTCTATTCCCCAATGCTCTGGGACCAACTTCAGAATATCCTGCAATTATTCCACCAATCTTTCCACCTTTAATTAAATCAACTATTCTAGGAATTGTAGTATATTCAACTCTATCTTGATATTGTTGATAATAATAGGGTATTTTATCTCTATCTAAAATATCAACTCCACAATAAGGAGACAAACTAATATCTAAAGTTTGATAATATGTGAAATGTCCTAATGATAACCCACAATCATTAGGATTAGGTGGAATAAAAAGTTTTAATCCCTTTGGTTCTAAGTATTCTTTCAACTTTTGATTGAAGATAACATTTAAAGAACATCCACCAGAAAATACCAAATCCAAATTATACTTTTCAATATATGGTTTTATAAGCGAGAAACATAAATTCTCAAACACATATTGATTTGTTGCAGCCAAATCATAAGAATCTTGTCCACTGAAGCAATCAATAAAAAGTTCTACTCCCATTTCTTTAGACATTTGCTCTGCATATTGCCCTACAAATGTCCAATGATCCATTGGATGTTGTCTATAAAATTTTTCTATTGGTGAAACCCATTCCGGTCTAACTTTACCATAAGCAGAAAGACCCATTATTTTACCCGCATATGCTAAATTAGCTTTTTGTTCTGAGTCTTTCTTACTTATTTCCTTAACAAAGTTTCCGAAATATCCATAAATTCCAGGATCAAATATAAATGGATTATCTCCAAGATTTGTATGACTTAGCGTAATAATCTCTTCTTTAGAGAAAAGATATATACTGTAACTTCTCAATAACATTTCACTCGAAGTTTGATAATCTATTCCCCCGCCATCAAGTGACATTACAAGACATTCTTTACCAAATCCACTTTGGAAATATGCTCCAGCACAATGAGATATATGATGTCCCATTAAAGCATATTGTGCTTTGGGAAAATATTTTAGAAGAAAGGGTATATCACGTTCATCCAATTCACTATACAATATAATTTCTGGTTCTTCATTTAAGTGAATTTTCAAATAAGTTAAAAATTCATGTCTACAATTATCGTCTATAGAATAGTCGGATCCCTCAATTTCTGCTAGTTTATGAAAAGCAGCATATCTTTTTTTGCAAAATCTTTCTAATTCAAATATTCTTATATCTCCATTTTTATCTATAAAAGTAAAAGAAGAATCGTGACCTCCATTAATTGCTAAAACTTTTTTATTCGCTAAAAATGGTTTTAATTCTTTTAATTGTAAACATTTATCGCTATATGCATTCATTGGATTAAATAAGACAATACTTGATTTTATGTATAAAAAAATAGTCATTTAAACTACTATTTTTTTTAATTAGGATAGATATAAATTAACGTTAAGAAACTAAAAAAAGTTGCATGAGTTTTGATATTTCACTAAACCCAAAAAATGCACATAAAAATAACACATCCCAAAGTTTAAGTTTGATAGCAAAAGGAACTGTGAGTAATCCCCCAATAACCTTTATCATCAAACCATATTTAAAATCTCCCCATAACATAGTTTGATAACCAATCATGAGGAGAATATTTCCAATCCAACGAAGAAGATCCGATTTATGCATAATTGGATTCTCGTAATTAGTTCTGTTAAAGTCTATCCGTGACTATTTACTCATGCAACTTCAACTGATTCAAGGTCTTGATATACATATTCCATAAGCATTTCATAGTCGTCCAAAGGATCACCAGAAAATACTACCCCTTCACTTTCGTAGTAACGACGAACCTTTTTATAAAGTTTTGGATTCTTTACATCAAGGTAGAAATCACCATTTGCTGCACCACGAAGGGTTTGAACGTCTTTCTTGAATTTTGCTGTGAGAGTCATTTTTCTATGTATTGACCTTAGTATTATAAGGGATTGGATGTGAGAAGTCAAGATGGACAGTTCAAGAACCTTCTTCGTGGTCAGTGTATATATGAATCAATTCATCACCCAATGTTGATTCTATTGTATACTTGATAGTTTCATTATATGGAACTATCACTGCATTTTTTGCACCATCAGCAATAATAAATGATTCGCCATTTTCTACTCTATTCATCAGAGTATCAAAATTCGATTGAAATTCTTCGACTGTAAATTTTTGGAGATCTGAAAGTTCTGGATACATTTTCATAAAGTAAGATTTTATGAGTCGGGCATAAAGGATTTGAACCTTTGACCTTTCCGCCCCAAACGGAACGCGCTACCAAACTGCGCTAATGCCCGATGTTCTTATTTTGATGCACAATCATTATACCCATTGCAGGTCCGAGTGTCAAGAGACAACCAATAACAAACAATGACCATTGATGGGTTAAAAGATATTCTATAATTTTTATCATACAACAGAAACTGTTAATGTTCCACCTTTAGACCAAACAAAAGCAGTCCCTGAAGAATAATCATATATTAAACTCCATTTTCTTGGGTTTAAAGTATAAGTAGCACTCATTTGCGACCATGTTTTACTACTAGAAATTACATCAAGATAGAATTGATGACTCCATATATCTAAACTTCTTCCAGATGCGGGATATTGCCCAGAAGTTGATGCACTAGACCTCCAAGTTACATAACTATCTGCGTTAGAATCTGATGGATTACTAGAAAATCCATTAACAACATTAGTAATAAGACCAGTATTTGGAACAGTAAAATTACCTGAAGTATTGGTAGGACAAGTAATTGCAAAATTAACTATACTTTTTATTGCTGTTGCATCATCAGCAGAAAAATTTACATTCCAAGCAAATCCTTCAGCGGGAGAAGACACAGATAAAGTTATAGTTGCCATAATATTTCAATTAATTTATTTTTGTTTATTTATAATAAGAGTGAGTAAGTCCCCAGAAAATAAAAAAACCAATAATACTAAAAGTAATTATAGCGTTATATATTGTTTTAGACATTTTTTCAATTTAATGTGATTTTCATCCAAGAAAATAGTGGAGGAATAACTCCAACTAATCTCAAAAGTCCCTCAGCAAATAAAGCAAGAACCACCCAACCGACGCACATACTAATGATAGAAGCATTACGGTTGTGTCGTCGTATTGCTGCATCAATCATCTCCTGAACTTCTGTAC